AGAACCCCGCGCTGATTGCTGATAAGTTGATGCCCGTCGAAGCTACCAAGCTCAACGGTCAGAAGGTCATCGGCCTTCAGAACATCGGTGATCGGGGTCGCAAGCGGGCTCCCGGCGAGACTCATCCAAGGGCTCAATTCGGTGAGCGTTGGATCGAGACTCCCGAAACCCGTGAGAACGCTCTGGCGATTGATGTTCTCAAGGAAACCGTGTTCTTTGACCTGACCGGAGCAATCCTCCAGCAGGCGAATTCGGTTGGTACTGAGCTTGCTTATCGCAAGGAGTTGGAAGTCATCGACACGCTGCTTGGGGTGAACAACACCTTCAAGTACAACGGTTCGACTTACAACACCTACCAGACCAGCCGCACCTTGGGCTACCTCAACGCCCACACCAACCAGCTTGTTGATTGGACTTCGCTCCAATCTGCCATGCTGCTCTTCTCCCGTATGGAAGACCCCCATACTGGCAAGCGTCTTCTGATTACGCCGAACACCATTCTGGTGAATCCGGCCAAGTTGGCTACCGCTAACTTGATTCTGGGTGCAAGCAGCACTGATCGCCGTACCACTCCGGGTGCGACTCAGGCAACTGCTGATACCTTGAATGTGAGCAGCACTCCGGGCAATCCTTACTCTGGACAGTTCCAGATTCTGTCCAGCCCACTGATCGAGCAGCGATGCTTGGCAGCGGATGGCCTGAACCTGAATCAGGCCAACACCGATGGCTTGTGGTTTATGATGGAAGCCGGGAAATCGTTCCGCTATATGCAGAACTACCCGCTGACCGTCACTCAGGCCAGCCCCAACCAGTACGAGATGCTCGACAGGGGCATCGTCGCAACTTACTTCGCCAACGAGCGTGGTATCCCCAGCGTCTGGAGTCCTTGGCACAGCGTCAAGAACAACAACGCCTAATAAGGTCTGAGGCAGATGAAACCCACCACATCTGAGAAGACTGCTATGCCAACAATGAAGGTCTGGGAGGTTTCCTTCGGGGAGCTTCCCAGAGCCTTCATCAAGGCATACGGAAAAGAGCAGGCGAAGAACGAATATCGACTTCGCTACCAACTGCACGAATCTCGCCAGCCGATAGCTGTGGAGTTCAAAGATGTCAGCGGAAACTGATATTGCTCAGGCAATCGCTAACATCTCCGAAACAATCAAGGAAATTACTGCCAATCCTAAGCCTAATTACACGGTAGACGGGCAGACTGTGAATTGGGCTGATTACCTCGATACGCTGACCACCAAGCTGGCATCTCTACTCAAGATTCAGCAGCTTCTTGGTGGACCGTTCCAGAGGATGACGAGGGTTAAATCAAGATGAAATACGCCATTGTAAACGCCTCTGCCTCTGGATCGAACACGATTGTCGCAGCTGTAACCAATAAACGAATTCGGGTTCTGTCCTATGTGATTATCGCTGCTGGTGATGTCTCTGTTACTTGGCAATCGGCATCCAATGCTCTCAGCGGTCCTATGGCTTTAGCTGCTAATGGCGGTGCTGCTCCTTCCGCTGGACAGGCTACTCCCGGTGGTCTGATTGGACAGTTTGAAACGAACCAAGGCGAAGCGTTGAATCTGAATCTCAGCGCAGCAGTGGCGGTTGGTGGCCATATCACCTACATCGTGACGGACTGATGAAGCATGGCATTCCACTCTGTACTGGTAATAGAGTACGATGGTACGCCAACGGTTGACACTGTTGTCACGCAGAATGTAACCAATACCAATAGAACTAAAATAACCGATCTGGCCAGAGAGATAGTCTGGTCAGCGGTTAGGTATTTTAATGCGGTTGTGAACTTCCTAAGCGGAAGACCTTACAACCCAGCTGACATTCCAGAGGATGTGACTACAACCACATCAACGCAGCAAGTTGTACAAACTTCTCCAGTAGACAAGGCTACTCTGGAAAAAGAATTAAAGCAGACTGTCAAATATTTTGTTTCGGCTCATCAGCAAGAATTGCTAAGAATCAAGGGTCCACCCGGATCAAGACCGGGTCAATACCCAAGATATAGAACAACCAATCTAGCCAAGAGCATATCTTACAAGATGGATGCTTCTGGAATTAAGGCAAAGGTTGGCTATAGAGACAGGAATGGGCCAACTGGGAATCCGGCTGATTATTCGCAGTGGCTTGCCGACAGAGGACGAAAAAGCATCCCAGATACGGCAATGTCACTTAGCCCATTAAAGACGCAAAGTGGCTACCTACTCCAGTGGAATTATGATACTGAGGGCTATGTGTGATGCTCAACATAGCTGACGATTATGTAATATTTGACAATAAGGAAACTATCACCTTCCAGAATCAAGGTGAATCCGCTGTAACCATTCCAGATGTGACACGCCGACCAGCGGTATTGGCGACTGATACGGCATCTGGATCAACCTATTACGCAGCAGCGATTGAGTTCCTTATCTGGAAGAATTCAATCCAATCTGCTTATCTTCAGGACGGATTGGACAACGACATTGTTGCTGATGACGATGAAACCAACATTGATGTTGTTGGATCGTCATCCTTCATCCCCCGCCTAAATGCGATAATTACTGACCAGAATGGCAAAAAGTACAATGTGGACTTGATTGATGACGGTGTTCTCCGCACTCGCTGGAGCGTCAAGGCCACTTCTCAAGCTGGGGAAGGGGTCAACTAATGCCTAGCTCCTACTTCTGGAATGGGCTTGTTTATACCAAGCAGCGCATCGAAGCCATTCCTCTGATCCCTCCCGTGAAGATCAGGAAAAAGCCAGTATTGCTTCAAGAAGACCCAATTCCAGTCATCTTCCTTAGTCCCGGCAAGGAAAAGGTGACTATGGAGGCTTTCGACAAAGTAGCCGAATACACCTATGACATTCATGTGACTCTGATTAGGCCGGGAAACAGGATTTACGAGGCAGATGTCGAATCGTTCCTAGCTCTCCGTGAAGACATTAGGAATGCGCTATTCCAGCCAAATCTGCCGGGAACTGAATTTATTGATGCAAATATTGAATTAACGCCAGCTTTTGATATTGTATCGGGTGATGCGAATAATTATGATATATCTGGAATGATTATCAGATATAAAAGCATTGAGGAGAGAGTGAGCTAATGGCACTCAACTCAGCATCGACATTGATGAATGTCGCTTGGGATCAGCAGAAGACGCTGACCGGATTCAATCCTCTCGCCCAAGGTGCTGATGCTGTATCGCTCTCAGTATCCCCTGCGCTTACTGGTGCTACTCCAGCAAATATCGTATTCGCAGAGCAGAGAACTCTCTCAGCTGGTGGATCGTATACCTATGATCTGACCACTGGACTTACGGATTTCTTGGGAACCGCAATTAACCTGACGAGGATTTTTGCGGTCATCGTCACTTCCTCCACTGGAACGGTTGTATTCGCTCCCGGCGCAACGAATGGTCTTGAATGGTTCCTTGGTGGAACAAGCCCGACCATTTCGATCCCGGCTGGAGCGGGATTCATGTTCACAACGCCTACCCATCAGACGGTCAGTGGCACTGATAAGACGATTACTCTTTCTAGTTCCGCTGGTGCTACTTACAAAATCGCCTTCTTGGGAGGTCAGTAATCATGGCTTATTACTCTGGCAAGACTGGATTCGTCACTGTTGGTTCTCCTGCCGTCCGCATTCCTCTGGAAGAGTGGAGTTTGGAGCTTGAAGTAGAAGAAGTTGATGCCACCAATTTTGAATCATATGGCATGAACTCGATCATGTCTGGTATCAGGGGTGGCACTATCTCTGCTTCTGGACCGTATGAGAGCGTTGCTGATGGTGGTGTACTTACTACTTTCCAAGCAGGGACAGTGGTTCCTGTTGAGCTTGGTGTGTTCCAGACTGGTACGCTTGGTTTCTCTCTTAGCGTAATCCTTACCGGCGTGACGATTGGCAACAATGTGCGTGAAAAGGCCACATTTGAGTTCACTGGAACTCTGACAAACATGGATAACACTGGCGTTATTCAAGCTGCTCAGAACCAGACTATCGCTCAGGCGTAATGAGGATAAGCCATGCCCTTCTATTCAGGCAAGGGTTCTGGCGTTGTCTTCACTTCCGAGACTCGTCCGGGGACCGTCCTCACTCTCTTTGCCGACGAATGGGGCATTGAGATTGAGGACGAGTCTATTCATATCTCCAATATCAAATCGCTCCGTGATGCCAATATTGAAGGCAATATCGTCAATGGCGATTTATCTGCCGTTCCAGCGTGGAAGAATTACGGCATCCCAATGCAGATGCTTAACGGCGGGATGCGTGAAACCAAAGTAACGATTCACGGTTATTTATTCCTAGATAATTCCATAAGCATCAATGACGGTCCAAGAGTGCCGATCATCAACGAAAAGGGCAAGCTGGAAATCAAATACACCAATCAAGCTGGACAAAAAAGAACTTTATTCCAAGTAACAAATTCAGTAGTTGTTAGCACTAGCTATGACAACTCTGTCAGAAATTTGCTAGAATACGATATAGAATTCGCCTGCTTGTCTACGGAAGTTGATTACGCACCCCACCCGAAAGGATGATTGAAATGGGAATCCACACTCTTTCCGATTCCATTGGACAGTCTGGAGGAGCTATCGAATGGGTATGCTCCAAGGGGAATAAGTACAAGATTTCCCTCCTGACTCTTGAGAAGCAGTCTGAGCTTGAAAGAGCTTTTGAGCGTAAGTCGCTTGAGAAGATTCGTGAGTACAAGGAATTTCTTGATAAGGAAGAGTACGATAAGCAGATCGCTGAAGTCATCGAATCAATCAAGAATGGCGAATTCGTATTCGGTGGTAAAAGATCATCCGAATTACTCAGAACCCTCTGGGGCATCTCCACTCTGTTTTCAATTTTAGCTGGTATTTCAGCCAATGATGCAAGTACGCTAATCAATGAAAATTCAGAGATTTCTTCGCTAGTGGAGATGGTTGTTGAGAGGTCATTCCCTGTTGCAATGGGAAAGGCCAAGGCTCAGGAGGAGAAGACATAACGCCAAATTGGCCACAGCTTATTGCTGGATTAGTTGATGAGCCATACTGCTTGTCGATGGATCAAGTGGCCAAGCTGACTATGAGGCAAGTGTCGCTTATATATTACAGGCCAAGGAATAAGAAGACTGGCGTACCACTGAAGATTGATCCGCATTTTGGAGAGAATGAATCGCTTGCAAGGCAGCAGTTCTTTGAGATGGGCCTTGCCTTTGGAAAGTCGATTCAAGAGCTAGAAGCAGCGTGGGAGAATAGATATGGCGACTCCAGCGGACAATTTGGAGAGGATAGCTGACCTAGCCAGCGACATCCGTGATTTCACTTACAATTCAAGCAATAACCTTTCGTTTATCGACACAGGAATATCTGATTTAACTCAAGAAATCAGTAGAAGCTTTGCAAATACTCAGGGATACTTGGCAAACATATATTCAAAGCTGATTGAAATTCTTGAAGCCATCAAGAAGATGAAGCCACCAAAGGATGAGAAGAAAAAAGTAAAAGCTGAAGAGAAGAAGCAGGCTGAAGCTGGTAAGGAAAAAAAGAAGGAATCCAGCGACACAGAATCCAATATAAAGGATGCTGGGGAAACAATCAAGAAGATGACCGAAGGGGCAGCTGGCTCATTCTTCAAGTATGTC